CCAAGAGCATGGCGAACCCTGACGGCTCGTTCGTCGGCCGGATGATCCCCGGCGCCGTTGATAAGAACGGTCTGCGAGAGCCGGACCGTCGCGCCATCCACGGGCACATCCTGGAAAACAAGTTGTTGCTGAATAGCGATCCGCACTACATCGACCGCTTGAAAGGCAGCATCAAGAGCGAGGACCTGGAGCGCGCGTGGATCGACGGCGACTGGGATATCACCGCCGGTGGTCTGCTCGATCTGGTCTGGAATAAAGCGAAGCGCTACGCGGTTCTGGTCGGACTCACACCTGAGACAATCCCCGTTGATTGGTCGATCTTCCGTTCCTTCGATTGGGGCTATTCCGCGCCGTTTGTTGTTCAATGGTTCGCGCGCAGCAACGGCAACGACCTGACGCTCGCGGATGGGAAAGTCATTTCGACTCGGCGGGACGATCTCTTCCTCGTCAAGGAATGGTACGGCTCGACTGGTCAACCAAACGAAGGCTTGCAAATGCTCGCGCCGGAGATCGCCAAGGGCATTATCGACCGCGAGGTTAAGTGGGGCTGGCGTCCCCTGGGCGCGCGCGGGCGCGTCAAGCCGGGCCCCGCCGACACGATGATCTTTGACGACGTGAACGGGATTTGCATCGCGACGGAATTCGAGAAGATGGTGGTCGTTGACGGCCAGAACTACAAAGGCATCCTCTGGGAGCACGCCGACAAGGGCCCCAACTCGCGGGCCATGGGCTGGGACCAACTCCGGCAGCGGCTGCACGCCACCATACCGGTCATCGGCGGGCGCGAGCGCGCGGCGCTGTTCATCTCGCCAGACTGCCATGATTGGCTGCGGACCGTCCCGGTACTGCCCCGCGACGAGAAGAACATGGAGGATTGTCCGAAGAATTGTGAGGATCATTGTTTCGTTGCAGGGACAATGGTGGACACATCAGACGGCCCAGTTGCAATCGAGAAGCTCCCGGCATTAGGGTGGCTACATTCAGTAGACCGCATTGAACCCTATTATAGCCCCCGGCTCACACGGCGTGCAGCGCAGCTTGTGCGTCTGACGTTCAGTAGTGGGCGGTCGGCGACATGCACCCCTGATCATAAATTCCTTGTGGATTTCGATGAATGGTGCTACGCAAAGGACTTGAACGGAAGGGAAATCTTGTGCAGCCAATCGTTATCAGCCGAACGATCCAGGAATTTGAAGGAGTCCGCTACTGCCACCCAAATTGCAAAGCGCGTGCGTTGCGTCGGCGTCGAAAGCTTACAAGAACGGCGCGATGTTTACTGCCTGACTGTCCCGACCAATCATACGTTCTCGATTGAAGACGGCATCCTCGTCGCGAATTGCGGTGATTGTACACGGTACGCGCTGCGGTTCGAATACTTCGAAACCCGCCCCATTGGCGGCGTTCGCATGTGACCGGTTGCGTTGCAGGCCTGAATGTGGTTAAAGGCACCATGGGTGAACTAATCAGCGACATGAAGATCGGCGCGGACGGCTACCCGGAGTCGCAGAAATCGAAGATGACGTATGGACCGCGTCGCCGTGCAAGTGAGCGCTATGACAGTGAGCGCACCGGCGTCGGCCCTGATCCACGAATGCCGAAGGGCAGCGACGAAGGTAGCAGAGGGTTTAAGATATCATGAGCTTGCAAGAGTGGTCCACGCCGCACATAATCAAGAATGACGACACTGCCGATGAGCATGAGACTGTTGTTCGTTGGATGCGTGCGCGCGGTTAAGGGGAGTACGTGCTTTGTCTATAGAGGATCGTCACCCCGAATATATCGAGCGCCTTGGCGCGTGGATCAAATGCCACGACGTGTACACCGGCGAGGAAGAAATCAAACGGAAAAGATTGGACTACTTACCAGCAACCGAAGCCATGCTCCAGGACGGAATGACGACCCCTTCGGCGCCCGGCTGGAAAGACTACGAGTCCTACCTCACCCGTGCATATTTTCATGATCATTTCCGCGACGCCGTCAAGGCCATGGTCGGAATGCTTCACATGAAGCCTGCCGTGATCACGCTGCCGCAGCGTCTCCAAGCAATGATGACGCAAGCGACCATCCAGGGCGAGGGCTTACAGATGCTCCTGCGCCGCATCAATGAGGCGCAGCTTGTGTATGGCCGCTGCGGTTTGTTGGTCGATGCGCCGACTGGCGCGGACCCGAATACCGCGCTGCCCTATATCTCGTTCTACAACCCGCAACGCATCATCAACTGGGACGCCGGTCGCGAAGACGAAGGTCGCAATCAGCTTGAGCTTGTCGTGATCGATGAAAGTGGTTTCCAGCGCGAGGGCTTCACGTGGGTTTCAGAGCGCAAGCATCGCATTCTCACACGTGGCATTCCTGAGTCGCTCGAAAGTGGCTGGACACGACCGACTTCCGACGACAACTATTCGCTGTGTGTCAAGGTCAACGATATGTCGATGCCGATCCCGTCCGATTTTATAACCCCCTCGATTGCTGGCCGAACGCTCCAGCAAATCCCCTTCGTGTTCATCGGCTGCAACGACATCGTGCCGGAGCCGGACGTGCCGCCGTTGCTCGGCCTGAGCAACTTGGTGCTCACGATCTATCGCGGCGAAGCCGACTACCGGCAAACGCTGTTCATGCAGGGCCAGAACACGCTCGTCGTGATCGGGCCCGCAGGCGACCAAGACACCGCGCTGCGGGTCGGCGCCAAGGGCCTCATCTGGTTACGCCAGGGCAGCGACGCGAAGTACATCGGCGTGTCGGCGGCGGGCCTGGGCGAGATGCGCCAGTCGCTCAAGACGGACAGCGATCAGGCCGACGCCATGGGCGTCACGTTCATGGACGTTGGCAATGCTCGCGGCGAGTCGGGCGAGGCGCTCCGCATTCGAGTTGCTGCGCGCACGACAACTATTTCATCTATCGCGCAGTCGGCGGGTGCTGGCCTCGAAGCCGCGCTCAAGCTGTGCGCGACGTGGGTCGGCGAGGACCCGGAAGAAGTGACGGTCGTTCCGCAGACGGACTTTGCGGATCAGAGCGTCGCAGGCGCCGCGCTGCTCGCCTTCATGCAGTCCAAGCAACTCGGCCTGCCGCTGTCGCTCAAGTCAATGCATCGCATGATGCAACTAAACGACATGACGGAGATGGACTTCGAGGAAGAGAACGACCAGATCGAAACCGAAGCGGACTCGCTAATCGGTACGATGGTGCACGGCGCCAACATCGGCGATGTGGACGAGTCGTTCCTCGATACGCCGGACACCGGCGAAGACGGTGGTGGTACCGCTGGCGGTTCACCGCCAGCGGCCGGCACAGATCGAGCAGTCCCGGTCACGCCGCATCGGCGCGGCTCGCCGGTCCCGCTGAAACGGAAGGTCGGCCGCAAGGGCGCGAGCGCAGGGAAGTAATCGTTTTTCATGACGCGCCCTCAAAAGGTTAGCGTTTTTCACAACGAGTAAATGGTTTTCACATGAAAGACGCCCTAGGCCGCGGCTCCGACCTCATTCTCAAGTCGCCGGACGAAGTGACTCCGATTGACGCGACCCAATTTACTGGGCTCGTGAATTCCTGGGTCACCGCGCTTGCGATCCTAGACAAGTCGGAGCTTGCGTTGCGCGACGTGATCGAGCGCGAGCTTTCAAACACCGCTGGGCTCGGGCATCTGCGCTATGGCGACGCCATGTCGGTCGCCGACCGGCTCATGAAAAAGGTCACACGCATTCGGACCAAAGCTCTCAAGGCTGCGTTCAGACTTGTGAGAGGGGCTGCGCTATGACTTTCGTTGAGGAAGAACATCCGCGCGACAAGGGTGGCAAGTTTGCGCTCAAGGGCAGCGCCGGTGGCCACGAGGGCCAAATCGCGACCGCAGCCGCGTCGAGCGTAGACGCCGACCCGACGCTGTATAAGCAGCCGAGCGTTGCCGCGATGGCGGGCGATGGCGAAACCGATCCGAAGGCTATCAAAGTCACCCAAGAAAATTTTGCGAGTGACATCGGTCTCTTCCACAATGCGGTGAACTACCCAAATTTTCGGCCGAGTGAATTGACCGGCACGGTACGGGAGCAGGCCACCGCCATCGTCAAGAACATGACGAGCAATCTTGTGTTTCTCTATAAGCAGGCGAGCGACGAAGTCAGACACTCCGGCAGTATCTGGTACGAGAGCGCGCACAAGATTTGCGTGGGTGCCGCCACCAACAGCATCAACAAAGATTTTCCGAAGGGCCTCCCGGTCGAGGGCGTGTTCGGAGCATTCGCGAAGCTGTCACCGAACAAAGATTGGGACCAGAACGTCGAGATGGGCCGCCGTCTGGTAGACGACTACGCTACAAAACAGCACTACCAGTTCGACGACGCGATGCGCACGCAATTCTCAAAAACCTGGGACGCCAACAAGCCCGGCAGCGATGGACCGCCGGACAAGGACTCGCAGAAGTACAAGGATAAGGTCGCGCTCTTTGAGTCATACCGAACAGCGATGGAAGACGAAAATGGCAAAGGCAAAACGCTCGGCGAGTTGAATGACCCGGTGCTCAAGGCGGTGTGGATCAGGACCTACGACGAAGCGCACAATCCGCAGACCTATCATCGATTTCTGCCGAATGGTGAAATCGGCGAGATCGCGCGCAATCTTCCGAATAAGGAATTCCCGGAGGGCAAGCCGACCACGATGGTCTGGCAGTCCACCGACAACGTAGCGGACGCCGTTCGGTGCTTGGAGTCAAACGGCGACCGAAAAATCATTTCTGAGAACATGGGCGGCAACCATAAGGTGCGGTCGTTTTACAACAACATTTTAGACCCGCGTTCACCAAACCAAGACACAACCATTGACACGCACCTAGTCGGTGCTGCACTGTTGCGGGCACTTGGCGCAAGCTCGACGCCCGTGAACCAGAATTTCGCGCTTGCGCCGAAGGGGGCTTCGACGCGGCCCAATTGGGCGTCGGCGAGCAAGTCGGCGGTGAC